ATCGAGGAGGCCACCCAGGCGTCGGCTGCGCTGACGCTCGGCCAGCGCCTGCCGATGGGAACCAGGATCACCGAGCTGCCGGTCCCCAAGACGTTCCCGAAAGCCGAGTGGATCAACAGCCCGTACGCTCCTCCCGGCACCAACACCGGCCGCAAGCCCTACACCAGCATTGGCCTCCAGCCCCAGGTCATCACCGCCGAGGAGGTCGCAGCGGTGATCGCCATTCCCGACGTGTATCTCGATGACAACGAGATCAACCTGTGGAATTTCTGCCGCCCGCGCCTGGCCGAGGCCATCGGCGTGGCGGTCGATGACGCCATGCTGTTCGGCGTGGCCGGGGCCACCCCGCCCACGTTCCCCAACGGCGGGGTCGCCGGGGCCGCCCAGATCGTGGACCCCGCTGGTGCCGACGACGTGGTGGACGCCGTCAACCAGGCGATGGCGCTGGTCGAAGCTGACGGGCTGGCTGTCACCGGCCACGCCGCCGACCTGATCGTCAAGAGCAGGCTGCGGGGCGTCCGCGACTCGACCGGCGCTCTGCTGCTGGGCACCGAGCAGGCCGGCCAGATGCAGCGCCCGACGATCTACGGCGCTCCGGTCGCCTACAACCCGTTCACGCAGCTGGGGGCCGCCGTCCCCGACTTCATCACCGGGGCGTGGCAGTACCTGATCATCGGCGTCCGCCAGGACATCCGATTCAAGCTCGACCCGTCCGGCGTGATCCTCGGCGCGGACCTCGCCAACTCGGTGTCGGGGTTCCAAGACAACGTGACGCCCATGAAGGTGTGGGCGCGGTTCGGCTGCACGATCGTCTCGCCGCCGACCGTGCGCAGGCCGACCGGGTCGCGCCCGTTCGCCCGCGTCAAGCTGGCCAATGTGACCAGCGCGGCTGGCGCTCTGCTCGGCGGCCACCCGCACCCGTCGGTGCAGACCAACCACCCGCACGGGCCGGTTACGGCCGAGGCGGGCGATAGCGGGAAGGGCCCGGCGAAGAAGTGAGCATCCGGCTAGGGACCGGCCTCGCGCTGATCGCCACCGGCTGCCTGATCGTGATCACGATCGCAGTGGGCCACATCGCAGGCTGGTGGTAGCCGTGAGCCCGTCATCGTGGGAAGCGTGGGGGCCGCCGCTGGCCCCGCCCACGACGGGCGGGCTGCCCCGCGACGAGGCGCAGGCCATCGCCGACGAATGGTGGGCCGGCGAGCCGCACCTGTGCGCGGCGCTCCAGTGGGAGGCCTACGCGGCCACGCTGCCCCCGGCCCCCGTCGTCGCGTCGGTGTCGACCGGCGTGCAGTCCGTGGCGTACAGTCCCGCGATGCCCGGCGGGCAGCTCGGCCTCGCGCTGAGCCGCGCCGCCTGGCACCGCTCGATGATGGGGTCGCTGGCGTCGGTCCCGCTGCGCGCCGCCGCATGGGACGAGGCGCGGCGGCCGGGATTCCCGCACCCGCGGCCCGGCTGGCCCTGGCCGGCCGAGGACGGGGGCCAGGCGTGAGCGTGCTGCTGGCCGCCGACCCGGTCGACCTGTTCGCGCCGGGCGACCTGGACGACCACGGCTGGCGCGAGCCCGCCACCGGCACCCGGCCCGCCTGGTCCGGGGCCGGGAACCTCCAGCTGGGCCCCGGCCCGTCCGATCCCCGTGCGGCCGGGGGCGGCGGCCGGGGACCGTCGGAGCCCAGGGCCGACCAGAGCGGCGTGCTGTTCCTGCCGCCCGGCGCCGCGCCGGGCGACGGGATGGCGGCGCGGATCCGGGGCCGGGTGTTCCTGCTCTCGCAGGTCCACTTCGTCGCCGACCCGGCCGGCGGGACGCTGGACTGCTGGCAGGCCACCGCGACCGAGGCCCCCCGTGGCTAGCGGCGTGCGGTTCGAGGTGACCGACCCGATGGCCCCGCGTAAGGCGTGCGGGGAGAACGTCGCCGAGATCGCCGCCAGCATCCGCAGCCAGGCCGCCGCGAACACCCCGCGCGACACCGGGCTGATGGCCTCGAGCTGGCAGACCCGGCCGGGCTACTCCGACCCGGCGACCACGGTCGTCATCAACACCGCGCCGCACGCCCGGTACGTGGAGTACGGCACCCGGCACATGCCCGCCCGGGCCCCGCTGGGCCGGGCCGCGGCCGCGGGGGGCGGCTGATGTCGGCCCCGGTCATCGTGCAGCCCGACCTTGAGGCGTGGGTGTGGCGCAACATCCGCGAGCTGTCCCGGCTGGGCGACCTTACCTCGTTCGGGTACGCCGCCACCCAGCTGGACGCGCCGGGCTGGATCTACGCGCATTTCGTCCAGGTCGACGCGCGGCACAAGCGCAAGGAGGCCGCCCGCGCCCTGGCCGAGACTGTGCGGCAGGTCATCCTCGGCCTGGCCGACGTGGACTGGCCCGAGGGCACCGTCTGCTACGCGCAGGCGGTCGAAGGCCCGTTTTTCCTGCCCGACGACGACGGCACGCCGCGATACACGGCGCGGTACGAAATCCGTGTCCATCCCCGCCGAGGCGCAGCGCTGGGCGCTCCTGCCGAGGCCCCGTAGGAAGGAATCCCCGCCATGCCCCCAAGCCCCCCGACCGGCTCGATGGACCCCGATGAGGTGCAGGTCGGCACAGCCAACGGCCCCGGAATCTACCTCGCCCCGGCGGGCACGGACCCGCCGGAGAACACGTGGGACGACTGGGAAGCCCCCTGGTCGATCCTCGGCTACCTGTCCGACGACGGCCCGACCGTGGGCCAGTCCGTCGACCAAGAGGACATCACCCCGTGGCAGTCGGTCGTCCCCATCCGGTCGGTGATCACCGGCCGCAGCGTGACCTTGAATTTCGTTCTCTGGCAGCTCAACGGCGACACTATTGCGCTGTACTTCGACGCCGACCCCGAGACCGAGGACAGCGACGGGCTGCTCACCATGAAGCTCCGGTCGGACACCCCGCAGCACCTCTACGCGGTCGGCATCGACAGCCGGGACGCCGCGCGGGTGCTGCGCATCGCGTTCGGCCGGGCGTCCCTGTCCGACGCCGGGGATATGCAGATCACCCGCGGGGCCGCCGTGCCGCTGGACTGCACCCTGTCCGCGCTGGACGACGCGGGCGACCTGGCCACCATCATGCTCGGCCCGGCCGAGGACCCCAGCGCGGCCCGCCGCGCCGGTCGCAGCGCGTCCGCTGAAAAGGCGGCGTGAGCCCGGCCCACGCCAACGGGGACACCCCGCCGCCGGTCTTCGACCTGGAGGCCGCCGCGGCGGCCGAGGGCGAGGCGGCCCCGTTCGCGTTCGCGTACAAGGGCAAGCCCTACCAGCTGCCGCCGATGGCCGGGTGGCCGATGACCACCGTCCGGGCGGTCGCGCTCGGCAACCTGGAAGACGCCCTCGCCGAGCTGATCGGCCCGGAGACCTACGAGCAGCTGTGCACCGACGGGCTGAACCTCGGGGAGCTGACGGCGCTGTTCCGGGGAGCTGGCGCGACCCAGGCCGGGATGAGCCTCCCAAATTCCGGGCGGCCTGCGCGGCCCGCTTCCAGCCGGACGTCGAAGCGGCACTAATGGCCGGGTTCGGGGTCGACGTGCTCGACCCGGCCGTGTCGACCCGCCGCGTGGCGGTGCTGCTCGACCGGCTGCCCCCGGCCGCCCGGCGGGGCGGCCAGCAGTGGTCCACCGAGGCCGAGCTGCTGGCCGTGGTGGCCGACCACCTCGCAGCGCTGACGTGGGTGACGATGCGCGCCCACGGCGCTAAGAACGTCCCCAAGCCCCGGCCCATGCCCAGGCCCCCGCAGCCGGGGGGAGCGGCCCCACCGGCCGCCCAGCCCACGCCAGGCCCATCACAGCCGGGCGCGGCCAAAGCCAGCTCGTGGGCCGACGCCGCCGCGATGCTGGGCGGCATGCCGGGCGTCAAGGTGGTGACGTCCGGTGGCTAGCTACACGTACGGCAAGCTGACGATCCCCGTCACGGCCGACACGAGCGGGCTCAAGTCCGACATCACCGGGGCCGCCACCCAGGCCGGGAGCCAGGCCGCCACCGGCATCAGCGGGTCGATGACGTCCGGGCTCAAGGCCGTGGGCGGCCTCGGCGTGGCAGTTGGCAAGTCCGTTGCGACCGGGCTGGCGGGCGCGACGGTGGCGGCTACCGGGTTCGGGGTCGAAGCCTTCAAGACGGCCGCCCGGGCGGGCGAGATGGACGCCTCGCTGCGGGCGCTGGCCAAGGCGAACAACCTGTCGTATGAGGCCATGCAGGCGTCCGTCTCCGCGATCCGCAAGCAGGGCATCGAGACCGGCACCGCCCAGACTTTGGTCGCGCAATTCGCGCGTAATCAGCTGGACCTGTCCAAGTCCACCGACCTGGCCCGCGTGGCGCAGGACGCCGCCGTGATCAGCGGGCGGAATAGCACAGAGGTTCTGGACGACCTCGTGCACGGCATCACCACCCAGAACTCGATGGTGCTGCGCAACGCCGGGCTGAACGTGCAGGCCGGGCAGGCCGTCGACAAGTACGCCAAATCGCTCGGCAAGGCCACCAAGGATCTCACCGACGCCGAGCGGTCCCAGGCCGTGCTGAACGCCGTTCTGGAGTCGGGTAAGACCGTGGCGGGTGCCTACTCCGAGGCGATGACCGAGCCGGGCAAGGTGCTGCGCTCGTTCGCGCGGGTCGCCGACGACATCAAGATCTCGGTCGGCCAAGGGCTGCTGCAAGCGTTCGGGCCCGTGATCCTCCAGGGCTACGAGCTGGCCAAGGCGCTGTCGGCCGCGCTCGCGCCAGGCGGGGCCCTGGCCCCCATCTTCGACGCCATCGGGGTGGCGGTGGGCCAGCTGGTGGCCCCGCTGGCCGGGATGATCACCCAGTGGGCCAAGTGGATCGAAGCGCTCAAGCCCGAGCAGATCGAATCCGTCACCAGCGCGATCAAGCGGTTTGGCCCGGCCATCCTGGCGGGGGCCGCCGCGCTGACGGCGCTGGTCGCGCCGTCGATCCTGATGCAGATCCCGGTTCTGGGCGGGATGCTGTCCAACCTGCTCGGCCCGGCCAAGCTGGTGGCCGGCGGCCTCGGCAGCATCGGCAAGGCCGCGACCCTCCAGCTCATCCCCGGCATGGCCGGGGCGGTCGGCCCGGTCGGCGGGGTCGGCGCGGCCCTCGGCGGCCTGGCGCTGCCCGTGGCCGCGGTCGTGGGCGGGCTCGCGGCCCTCGCGCTGGCCAGCTCCGATTTCCGCGCCGCGCTGCTCGACCTCGGCAAGGGGCTGCTCGACTTCATCATGCCGATTCTCAAAGGGCTCTGGGAAGGCATCCTCAAGCCGCTCGCGCTGGCCCTGTGGGAGATCGTCCGCGCCATCGGGGACGCCCTCGCGCCGACCCTCAAGGAGCTGAGCAAGCTGCTGGCCCCGCTGGGTGAGCTGTTCGGCCAGGTGGCGGGCGGCGGGGCCGGGGGCGGCGGCGTGTCCGGGCTGGGGGCCGCGATCACCGCCGTGCTGCCGCTGATCACCGGGCTGATTAAGGTGATCGGCTTCGTGATCGAGGTCGTGGTCAAGGTTCTCGTCCCGATCGTCCAGGTGGCGATCAAGCTGCTGACCTGGGTGCAGGCCATCACGGCGGTGCTGTCCCCGCTCAAGGCGCTGGGCGCCGCGATCGAATGGCTCACCGGCATCGTGTCGAAACTGTGGCACTGGATCACCGGCAACTCACCCGGCCTCATTCCGGCGTTCGGGCTGCTGGGCCAGGCCGCCAGCGCGGTGGCCGGGCTGCTGGGCGGCGCGGTCTCGGCGGCCTTTACCGGGCTGGTCGGCGTGGTCTCCTCGGCCACCTCGGCGATCGGGGGCCACGTCCGCGACACCTGGTCGCAGATGCAGGGCGTCATCTCCAGCGCGATGGGCCAGATCCAGTCCGCCGTGTCGTCCGGGTTCGGCTCGATGGTGTCGACCGCCCGCTCGGCCGGGGCGTCGATGATCGACGGCCTCAAGTCCGGGCTGAGCGCGGCCAGCTCGATGGGCGGCTGGATCGGGTCCAACGTCACCGGCCCGGTGCTGGGGTTCATCAAGTCCGGGTTCGGCGTGTTCTCCCCGTCGAGCTTCACCATCACGATCGGCGGCGAGCTGCTGGAAGGGCTCAAGGTCGCGCTGGCCAAGGCCCGGCAGCTGGGCGGCTGGATCAATGACAACGTGGCCGGCCCGGTGCTGGGCGCGCTCAAGACCGGGCTGGACGCCGCCGCCATGACCCCGGTCGGGCAGCAGATGATCGCCGGTCTCCAGCAAGGCCTGTCGGCGGCCAAGTCGATGGGCGGATGGCTACAGGCCAACGTCACCGGGCCGATCATGGGCTCGATTAAGGGCGCGCTGGGCATCGCGTCCAAGTCGACGGTGATGATGGGCGTCGGGCTGGACATGGTGGCCGGGCTGGAAGCCGGGCTGGCCAAGGCCGAGGACATCGACCTCGGGCTGGCCATCCCGTCGCCGCTGGCGGGCGGCGGCCTGGCGGCCGGGGCCGCGGGCATGTCCGGCGCGGCGGGCCCGACCATCAACGTCTACCCGCGCGAAAGCCAGGACGAGCAGCAGGTCGCCGCGATGGTGTCCCGCGAGCTGGGCTGGGCGATGGCCGGAGGTGTGGCATGACCAAGATGCCGGTCGGGCTGACGCCGACGCGCGGCTACGACCGCGAGTTCACCTGGGGTTACGAGCGGGCCGCGCCGCCCCCGGCCCGCCCGCTGATCCCCGTGGTGTGGGACGGGCTGTGGCTCAACACGGGCGACCAGGGCAACGGGCTGTGCCTGGTCGTGGAGCGGATCACCGGGTGGCTGGACTCCCCGCCGCTGGACGGCAACGACGTGGAGCGGGTGATCAGCGACGGGGCGGCGTGGGGGCCGAAGGTGCTGCGGCAGCGCACCATCGTGATCACGGGCGCGGCGGCCGGGCCGCGCGACGAGCTGGGGCGGATCCGCGACCAGCTCGCCGCCAGGGCCGCGAGCCGCGAGCCGGTGCTGCTGGCGGTGGGCGACTTCGACCTCGGCCGGGTGCTCACCGCTGACGTGCGGGCCGGGACCGAGCTGTTCCGGCACACCCCGCTGGGCTCGGCCGGGTTCCGGTACCAGGTCGCGGTGACCGCGGCCGACCCGGCGCTGTACGACGGCACCTGGCAGTCGGCCACCCTCACGAACACCACCGAGGGCACCGGCCGGGAGTACCCGCGGGAGTACGGCTGGCAGTACGCCTCGCCCTACGTGGCCAACTCGGCCCTGCTGCGGAACACCGGGAACTACGCGGCGCCGGTCTACGCGCTGTACGAGGGCGACCTGCTGGAATCGGCCCTGGCCGACAACCGCAGCGGGATCATCCGGCTGGCGCGGGTCGACGCCGGGATGCGCATCCTGGTCTCCACGGCCACGCTGGTGGCCGAGGCCGAGGGCGGCCTGTCCCGCGCCAGCTACCTGCTGCCGGGCTCGCGGCCGATGACCGTGCCCCCCGGCAGCGCGTCCCGCTGGTTCCTGCGCAGCGCCGGGCGCGGGTCGGTCACGCTGGCGTGGAGGTCGACGTGGGTCTGATCACCCCTTCCACGCTGCCGCTGGCGCTGGACCCGGCCCGCCCGCATGTGCCGCTGCCCGGCCGGTGGACGTTCTGGGCCGAGACGATGGTCGGCGGCCAGCGCCTGGGCATGGTCGACGTCTCCTCGTTCTACTGCGTCAAGCGGCTCAACGCGTGGGGCTACGGCAACGTCACGCTGAACCTGCCGTGCGGGCTGGACACCGAGACGATGCTGGCGCTGTGGAGCTGGCGGCTGTGGTCGTTCTACGACGGGCTGCCGGTCTTCTGCGGCGTGCCGACCGGCCTGGCCGACCAGAACGGATCCGCGCACGTGCAGTTCACCATGACCGAGCTGCCCGGCTACCTCACCCGGCGGCAGTGGGACCGCCGGGACGCGAACATACCGTGGGACAGCCCCCGGCCGCCCATCTTGGGCGGGCCGGGCGGGTTCTTCGAGAAGGTGGAGCAGACGACCATCGCGCGGGTGATCGCCGAGCCGGTGCAGGACGTGGGCGTGGAGATCGTCACCGAGCCGGGCACGGGCGTCATCCGCGACCGCAAGTACGAGTACCTGGAGGGCGGCAGCCGGGGCCAGCTGCTCGTCAACCTGGCCGGCGTGATCAACGGCCCGGAGTTCCGCACCGAGTACCGCATGACCCCGCAGGGCGTCCCGGTCTGCACGCTGCGGATCGCCTACCGGCGGGTGGGCTCCGACGATGCCGGGCTCGGCGTGGCGGTGCCCGGCGCGGTGCTGTCCTACCGGGCGCAGTTCGACTCCGACCAGCTCCGGACGCGGACGTTCGCGGTCGGCGACCTCCCGGCCGACACCCCCCTCGAGCCCGACCAGCCGTCCCCGCCCCGCCCGGTCGTGATCGCCGAGCTGGCCAACCCGAGGCTGCCCCGCCTCGATGCCGTCGATGACTGGCCGGGCACCATCTTGCTGGACACGCTGCGGGAACGCGCCGAGACCGCAGCCATGATCAACTCGGTACCCGCGCAGGCCATCGTCGGCAGCCCGCCCGAGTCCTACCCGGTGATCACCAGCTACGGCGTCGGCGACACCGTGACCGTCCGGGCCGTCACCCCGCTGATCCCCGAGGGCGTCGAGTTCGCCGCCCGGCTCCAGGAGATCGAGATCAACGCGGGCGAGGGCACCGCCACCTGGTCGCTCGGGCTGCTCCAGCCCCCGCAGCGGACCCGCGAGAGCGTGGCGGGCGCGTTCCGCAGGCTCGACACGACCACGGCCGCCCTGTTCCACCGCGGCGGCCTCCAGCCCCGCAACTAAGGAGATGACCCGATGACGACACCGACCGGGAAACTGGCGTGGGGCCAGGCGGGCAACTATGACGCCTCCGACGACCGCGCGGTGATCACCGCGGTGACCGCCGGGCGTCTCGGGCTGGTGCGGCCGGTCGTGGTGGAGGCCGGGAGCGGCCTCCAGGTGATCATCCGGGGCGGCTGGGTCGGCGTGGCCAGCTGCGACGACCTGACCAGCGCCGTGGTCGGCAGCCGCGAGGACGTGATCGTGCAGGCCAACCCCGGCCCGGCCACCGGCAGCCGCGAAGACGTGGTGTGGTGTTCCACC